AAGATTTTTCAATATTTTTTTGCATTGAATAAACAACATCACCTCCTTTTTCTAAATATGGCGCATGAATGTGTAAAGTCTTATTTTCAGTATCAAAATAAATATTTGCTTTGGTTTCTTCCTGAAGCTTTTTAAGAACATCATAACCGGTTGCCTGGTGTATGGTAAATTTTTCATAACCTATATCAAAATCACAGGAAAGCTTGAATGATTTGTCAATTTGATCAATGAGTGATTGTGCGATTTTTTTCATCGATGTAGGCTTCATTTCTGCATCCTTTACACCAACCCTGAATAGAAATAAAGAATCTTCACAAAGAATTTTTAAACTACTATCATTTGTGGTAATCTCCTTAACATATCCGGTAAACTCTTTTCTTAGATCATCATCGTAACCCAATTCAATTGATATTTCAGAACCACGGCTTATTGTATTTTCAAAATCCAGCACTTTGTTCATAACCGCCTCCGGTAAAGTGATAATTGCAGTATCAACCAAATTTTCAACCGATTCAGTTATTTCAACTTCTGAGATCAGCATTAACTTATACTTAAGTCCGTTACTTTTAAAAGTAATATTCCAGTTCATGTTTAGCATAACTATTTCTCATCTAGTTTTAAAACCAATAAATAATCAAAATCACTTACTGCTTTGATTTCATAAGCCTGGACATTCTCACCTTTGGTAAATGGAAAACTAAAGTCTTCAATAACAATTTTGTTTATTCCTAAAAGTCTTAAAGGCTCACAGAAAACATATATTGCTTGAGGCTTTAGTAAAAAATCTCGTAGCTTTTCAAAATCTCGCCAGGGAAAGCAATCCCTAACATCACCGAGCTCGTAATCTCCAATTAGAACTCCGGTGATTGTGATCTCGTAATCATCTTGCGCCCAACGTTCTTTTATTTTACCAGGTAACTTGTTTCCTTTAGCAACACTCCTTTTAACAACCTGATTTTTTCCGTTTATTGAAATCATTGTTTCATAGGGTAGTAAATACTTTTGTCCATTTTCCGTTAATGAAAATGACAATGGAAAAAACTGTTGATCAGCTTTTGGAGCTGAATCGCTATGCCACCATAATTGTTCAATTGCAACTGATGATTTTGCCTTTTTTAATTTATCTACATTTTGTAGTGGGAGAAAAGGAATTGGCGGAAGAACGTGCTTCGCCAATTCGTTTTGTATAACACTAAATCTAGGAATAGACTCAGCTACTTTTATCCCCACTAACGAGGCAAATAATATATCTCTGTTATCCATTATCCTGCTGCTGTATTTGCGGATGCCAAAACTCTCAATAATGCGTCCTGGCTTTGTTCCTTCATTTGATTTGCACTATCTTTAAAGTCCTTTCCTGAAATTTGTAAAACTCCGATCAAATCTTTTAATGTAATATTGATTGTTGTGTTCTTAGTTCCCCCAGTCGCGATTGCTTCATTTGTCTTATTGGTTCCGCCACCACTATCGGCTGTAGGCTTTCCATTTTGATCTAAAGTTGTTCCTGGTGTTGTCGGAGCTTTGATTCCTGCTTTCTCTTCAATTGTCTTTTTATTTTCATCTGGAGTAACTAAATCCATCGATGCCCTGAGGCCTTTAATCTTTTCGGCACCGCCACCGGCTAAACCTCCTAATCCTGGTATATTGGATAACAGTTCTAAAATCTGTTGTAATGGATAGAGAACAATATCTAACAAGACCTGACCAATTCTTTTTATTCCACCCAGAATACCTTCGCCTTTGAAAGCGGCGGTAATACTATCCCAATGTTTCTTAAGTGTCATGATAGCATTGATAAGATAACCGAGCGGGCCGAGAACCACGAGCATTGCGGCGCCAAATTCATTCCATTTGACAATTGCGTAACTTATGTAGGTCATAAGGGCCATGACAATCAATATAATCGCACCAATAGGATTAGCATCCATTGCAGCATTTAATTGCCATTGCGCTGCCGTCCATAATGAAGTTGCGCCCGCTGCTATAGCATTCCACACAGAAGAAACCTTTGCAAAGAATGCTGCTCTTTTTTGTGCACTTGCTAAAGTTGTAAAAACCGTTGCCATCCCACTTAATAGCGGTGATAAACTTGAAACGTCCTGCGCCACTTTTCCTAAAACATCAGCATAACCAATTAAACCTCCTGTTGTATTAAATAATGATATTTTAAAATCATCAATTTGAGCTTGAAGTCTTTTGTTTTTCTCCAGAGGACTTTCCATGATAATGGCGGCTTGCTCATAAGCGGTATTAGTACCTTGTATTTTACCTGTTAAGGTTTCAAGCGCTGGAATTTGCTCCAATAATGCTTTCGTTGCGCCATCAGCACCTTCACCCAACCATGCAGATAATAATGCACTATCTCTCATTGCTGGCTTTAGTGCTGTCAATCTTTCTGAAAGTGTCGAGTTTTGATCTGCAAGTTTTGATGTATCAACTCCTAATGCTTTTAGTTGTTCCTGGTACTGTTTAGGAATGTATTTTCCTTGGCCAAGTTTAACAAGGACATTACGTAATGCGACCCCGCCTTCAGAACCTTTCTTTCCTGCCTTATCTAAAATTTGCAAGGCAGCATTTGTTTCTTCAAATGATACATTTGCCATTTTAGCGGCCATTCCTGATTGTTCAAGCGCCTGCTTGATTTGCGGTAGTTCTGCTGACCCTTCACCCGCAGCGGCCGCCATGACATTCATCATTTTAGCCATTTCCCCACTTGCAGCTATTGGATCATCAAGGGAAATTTGATATTGATTCATAGCCGTAGTTAAAAGCTCGGTTGCTGCAACCTGATCACCACCCATTAATTTACTTGTAGTGGAAACTGATTTCCCCATAGCGTCCAACGCTTCTGGTACCTTTGCGATTTCAGGTGTTAATTGACCTAGAATTAACTTGTATGATTCTGCGCCATCGGCAGCAGAGCCACCAAATGTTTTTGCAGAATTTCGTGCATATCCCTCGATTTCTTTAAGCTTGTCACCCGCCACACCAGTCATTGCGGAAAGATCGAACATGGACGTGCTTAAATCCATTCCCGGTTTGTTCAGAGTTGTTAACCCGTCAGCAACCCGGTCAACCTGATCCAGGATAGAACTTAATTTTATTGTTTTAAGATTACTCTGGATATCATTAAAAGCTTTCTTAAAAGCTTTATCCATATCAACCGCGCTTTCTTCAACTTTTTCAACAGTCGCGTTAAGCTTATCCATGCCGGCAGTGATTGCCTGAGCATTGGAGGTAATCTTAAATATAAACTCAAAAAGGTTGTTCATTACTCAGGTGATTGTTTTGTCTCAGAAACTCTAATCCATTCCAGCTCTTTTACTCTCATGGCCCATACTTCATCGGTGAGGCTGTCCGGGTCAATTTTAAAATAGTAACGAAGCTGTGCGTCACCAATTCTTATAAAATCTGTGTTTTCAACTGCGGCAGCCTCTAAAGCTTTTCCAGCGTTGCCTTCTTGAATTGGACAAGCTCGGCGATTTTCTGGCCTACAGATATAAAATAATTGTCGTTTTCCAGTATCTCCTTATCGCCACCTAACCAACAACCTCTTAAGATCATTTCATTAAATTTCATAGGGTCTTTAGTTCCGGAAGCCGAAGCAAATGACAATGTTTTTCGATCGGCAAGTTTTACAATGCAAGATTTATCTTCACACGTTAGTTTATATACTTCGCCGTGCTTTTCTTTCCAGGACGCGATCTGTTCAGGTGTTATTTCTGAAAAAGTATCTATTGTTGTTTTTTGCATTTTTGTGATTTAAATGTTTTTACGAATTCTCAGACAGATAAAGGGAACTGTTACTTCTCCGAACTTATCTCCTTGTTTCATTTCTGTTGGCGCTTCTGTAAAACGGATACCATCGATAGCATCGGTTTTCATGAAATTACCTTCCAATGGATTACCAAACGATACAAGCGCGTCGACAGAAGTACTTAGGATTGAACCACCGGCAGCAATTTCCATTGCGTTGTAATCAGACTGCAACATTGTGAATTCACCTTCCGAAGTGATATTACCACTTTGTATAGATTGCGGGTATTTACCTTTGCCGTAAATTGCTTCACGTTCGATTTTCTCAGAATATTTAATTCCACGAATACCAGTAATATCACGGCCGCCAACTATCACAGTTATATCAGCCCATTCATATTCTCTACTATTAAAAGCCATCTTTTAATTATTTGAAGTTATGGGTACGAATCCAAGAGGAACCTCGATAAATCGCGCATATGCTTTTGAACGTACCTGTAATTGTTTGATTTTTATTATAGAAGTTGAAGTAACATTTTGTGTCAAATCAACTTTGCAGATCACTCCTTTATCCTTCGTATCACTTGGATCATAAGACAATTCGCCTTCGACTGTCATTTCGCTAAATATTCTAGCAATAACAGCCTGTTCGATAACAGCGGCAGAAAGAGCTTGTATTGTACCGTTTGGATTAACATCGATATCATCAAGGGTAAACTCGACAAGTACATCATAAGCCAATCGATACGCTTTGTCAATTACTCTTCTTTGTGGGATGTAGTGATAATCATCATCAGCCTCACAAGCCAAAGGGCCATCTGTAAAATAATAACCGGACTTTCTTTTATGACTTCGAAGCGTGACAAAACCTTTGTCGTGTATCGATGCAACATCATATTTTTCAACTGGTACATCGACAATAAAAGCCGTCGTACTTCTAATGGCACCATCACGAACGCGACCAGGATTAACTTGTACTGATTTTGCCGCCAAACGACCTGCTAAAATTCCAATTGCAGCGCCTTTTGAGGGAACTGTGCCGGTTCTTTTTTGCGAATCGCCAATCATTACACCAACTCGGTTATATGTTTTGGTCGTTAGATCAACCAAAGTTGATTTATCGCCTGAAAACGCATAACCTTCTAAATACACAAAGAATGGTGCGTACTCAATTTTTGTATAAGTTTCAGCTAAAAGCTGAGCCTTTGGTAATGCAAGTATAACATCTGCATCGATAGCCGTTTCTAGAGTTGGCGTATAGTCAACAGAAGGATCGAAGCTCACAAACAATCCAGAGATTGCACCATTAGCTGCATCAAGTAATTTTTCTGCAGGTGTCTTTTGAGTTGTTACATCAGGAGTAAAAAAATCACTAACTTTTTTAGTGTTTGCAAATCCCATAATCCATAATGCAGTACCGCTTCCTACTTCGTTGTAAAACTCCTCAAGGAATTTGTACAATCGGTAATTGCCAACACTTGGTAATATTCCTAAAGCTGCAACATCAAGCATACTTTTTACTTCATAATCTTTTTCAAGCAAAAAAGTAGTGGACACAGCAACAGCACTAGCAAGCAAACCAAATGTTCCATCAGGACGGTTTAAAACTGTCCCTAGTTGTCCGTTTTGAAATTCTATTTCTACTCCTGGTAACATCTATTTTTTGGTATTAGGTTTGTTATTTTTTTTTGTATCAGTTGCCGGAGCGTCAGTTGCCGGAGCGTCAGTTGCTGGAGCATCGGTTTCTGTAGCATCAGTTTCTGGAGCATCGGTTTCTGGAGCATCGGTTTCTGGAGTATCGGTTTCTGGAGCGTCAGTTTCTGGAGCATCAGTTGCCGGAGCTAATTCTTCGGCATCAACATCGATCTCGTTGATATCAACTTCAATTATTGCTTCTCCTGGAGAAACAACTTTTTTATCTGTCAATGTTTTTGCATGACTACGGGCTGTATCTGCTTTATAGAATTGTTGCCCATCCGATGTAATGTAATGTTCAGCTATTTTCATCTTAAATTTATTTTTTGAATTTGTAAATAAGGTAGATCAGTACCAGAGCAATCAGAAAAATAAAAAACCGACCACACCATACTTCTGTTTGTTGCCAGTAGCTTAAAGGCTTTTCGTAAGGAACCGGTATTGTTTTTGTTCCCTGCTTGTTTTCTGATATGTAAGTTTCTTTCCAGGAGGCGAAGAGCCGTTGTGCTTCGCTGGTACAATCAATCTTTAATTGATTATTAGTAAGACTGACTTTGGGAGGGTTTAAAAACTTACCTGCAGTAATTTCGGGTAAACCTTTAAATTTGACTTTACCGTCAACACATTCCAACCATGATTTATAATAGGAGCTGTCAGGTTTAATTTCAAAAACTGTGTCGTGTACTATTACTTTCTTTGTAATTGTGTTTACTTCGGTTGTTGTTGATAAAGGAACGCTGTTACTTTTGCAAGAAACAAGCGTTCCGATAAGCAAAAACAAAAAACAGAAGTAAAATGAGCAAAGTGTATTTTTAATGTTTTTCATATTTAAATGCTTTTTAAATAGGCTTTAAAATCTTATAAAACCTTTCATTTGTGATATTTTACGATCATATCTTCGTGCGACTTCATAACCCTCTCGACTTCCATCGTCGTTGGTGTTACCTTCAATTGTTTGCAGTTTGCCATTTGGCAAAATCTTTTCTACAAAGCCAGTGTGTCCATTGCCTTTGCCAAAATCCATAATAAAGAAGTCACCCGGCTGCGGTGTGGTAACTCTTAGTTTTTCCATTTTATTGAACATTGCTAAAACACCGGCTGTTTGGGCTAATGGATTACTAACATTTAATTTTATTGATGCTTCTTTTACAGACCAATAAACGAAAGCCATGCACCACGCGTAACCTTTTCCTAATCCCACTGATTTTAGATATTTTTCAACCGCTGGTCCAGCATTGCTGTTTTTGGGTGTTTCTTGTACGCCGATTTGGCTTTGGGCTATTTCAAGTGCTTTACTTCGTAGTGTCATGGGGTTTTCCGTTTAGTTGTTTGAACTTTTGCAACTCATCTACTAACTGCTGATTTATAAGCATTAATTCCTTGTGTTGGATTTCCATTCCTTTGATAGTCTCGTAAGCTGCGGTCAATCTCGTTGCCATATCATCGAGCATATCTCGGTAATATTTAACAGCCATTACGGCGTTATCAAGTTCAGCTGCTCGATCTTCTGCGAGCGATTTGCGTTTTGAAAAGAACCAGGTAATTAATGCTGCGAAAAAAGCAGTTAGAGTTGGGTATACAAATTGTTCCATTTAATCGTTTTAAAAAAAGGCTCTAATAATTGGCTTTTAAAAAACCATTAGAGCCTTTTGCATTTATATCTCGTTTATGTTTTAAAGGATCGCTCCGATTTTCTCAGCTCTGAAAGGAGTCGCTAAGAAATAGTGGCGATAAGCCAAATCATTTGTCTGACCTGATGGATTTGTTGCAGCTGGAGTAAAATACTGTTTTGTATTACCCGTCTTTTTTGCAACACCCGTTAGACCAAAAACAATTGAGCCAACTTTGTCAGTTCCCGCAGGTACAGAGCCGTAAGCTTTCTTAACACCTGCCGCAGTATAGTATGGCATGTTTTCGTAGGTATATAAATGAAACCCTGCGATCTTCGGTGCTGGCATTCCTTCTGAATAATTAATTAGCTTATCACCGAAGTTTTTACGGTCTAATAACAAATCATTCCAGTGATCTTCAGTTAAAACCAAACGTCTGTCTTTTAGAGGGAATTTACCCGACTTACATGCCGCTTTTAGTCTTACCAAGTCATCATAAGTAAGTCTTGGACGTGTACCGTCCATTAAAGGCGCATCAGTCCCATTCACACCAGTAGCAAAAATCACCGGTGTTTTGGCAGTATTTGTCTGTGGAGCTATGGAGTGAATTGCTTTAGAATATTTTTCAACCAAAATAGCTCTTACAGAACTTTTGGTTACAGTGTCTATTTTATCATACGATGCTCCCAATATCTGATCATCAGAAACCGTTACCACTTTGGTTTGATATTTATCAAGCGTAAATTGTAAATGTCCATCTGCATACTCCTGAACAGGAATTGGATAAGTGCTATTGTTGACTAATACATCAACTTCGAAATCTGTTGCAGCAATGTGAATAATGTTTTGTTCAGTTGCTGTGTTTTCGCCCAACTGACTAACATCTGCGTCAAGTTCGGCAACTCCATCTAACCACGGAGCCTGGTCCGCTTCATCTAGGTTTGAGATCACACGATCTAACCAAATCTCTGGGAAATTTTGTGGCATATTTTATTTTTTTGTGTTAAACAATTTTGCATACTCATCTGGTTGGGTAGTTTTAAAAGCCAACTGAGCATCCAGACTTAATTTTTGAAACTCTTCTTTAGTAGTTGCACCGCCACCAACAGCTACGACTGTTTTATCTGCTAAAGTGGTTTTTGCCGGGATTGAATCCAGTGTCGATTTAAGAATTGAAAGGCTCGCGTTTCCTAGCGCTTCGAACTCTGCTCTTTTTGGAGCTGCAAACTTTCCTGCTGCCTGTCCTGCATCTAGCGTTGCTTTTAAATCCGCAGCTATGGCGTTGTCTTTTTCAGTTTGCATGGCTAGTAACTTACCTTTTTGTTCTGCGTTTTCTAATGATAATTTTAAGACCGCTGCTTCAACAGCGTCAACATCCACCTCGGGAGTTGTTTTATCAAAACTTAGTGCTGTTAGTACAGCAACTGATAATGTGATTTTTTTCATATCGTTTTTAGGGTTTAATTCGAAAGTTTGGTTTTCGCCTGGAGTAGGCTGTAGTGATAAACACAATTCTTTAACCTCTTCATCTTTTAAAAGTTCACCAGACTGGCTGTAAAGACGAATTGAATTAGCATTTGAAGGAACTGCAACAATTGAACACTCGTAAAGCTCACATTTGGTCATGATCACTTTATCACCGACAATTTGTAAATCTTCACGATTAAACGTAATTCCCATTGAGCATGAATTGATAAACCCACGATCAACTTTGCCGGAAACAAATACAGCATCTTCATCATCTAAATCGAAAACAGGTTCTGCAAGTAGTAAGTCCTTGTCAACTTTCACATT